TGATTGAAGGAGAACTTGATGATGCTTCAAATCAGTTGCCTGATTACAATGCTAACTCAGATACACAAGTATCACTTGATTGTGCAAGAAATGAGTTATATTGTTTGAAAGATGATATAGAAAGAGCTATATTAGATGGTAATAGTACTAAGGAAAAAAAAATTAATTGACAGCAAGTAATTGTCTAACTTGTTCGACAAGGTTAGATTCATCAAGAGTTAAACTAGGACTATACACTTGTATTAAATGTTCTGATACTCAAAAGTATTCTGCCCATGTCGTGTATCCACATAAGACAGGTGCGATTGTCCAACCTGTCCAAGAAGATACTAAAAGGAATATTCAGAGATTAGACCGAAGGTCTGCTAATGGTGGTCGAACTGCTAAAGGTATATTTGCTGATAATAGTTGGGATAGATGGTTGGAAAAATATTATGACAATATATATAACAAAGAGACAACGAAAAAATCTTCAAAAAAAATCTCTCAAAAGTTCTCTCATATGAAGACCGACACACTCTACCAAACAATCGTAAAAGAATTCATAGAATGGGGTTATCAACGGGCAGTAGACAAAGTAAACGAGTTATATTCACAAGACAAAATATCATTAGTTCAGAAAGGTAAGATGATTGATAACCTTTCTAAACTACAAATGATGTCCTCGAAAGAAAAAAAGTTTTTAAAAAAAATAGAAAATAATTCATAAGGTGATGCTAATTCTTTAGTCCTCAAATAGTCAACGACTTAAAAGAAGAAGTGTCACCTTATATTTATTAATAAAGAAAGGATAATAATATGTCAGTAAATAAACTATACTACCTATTAGGTGTATTAACCACGGCTTTATCTGTTATGGCTTATATGGAAATAACAGAGCCTGATATACCAATACAAACTAAAACCGAAACTGTTGTTCGTATGGTCAATGTACCATTTACTCCAAGTGACTATATATTACAAGCAGAAGATATTAAATCATCTTTGAATAAATCTAAACTCAAACACATACTTATTTATATAGAAGCTCTCTGTTGGGAGTATGGGGTTGATTATGAAATGGTTAAAGCCGTTATACAAACTGAATCTGATTGGAATCATAAAGCTGTTTCCACAAGTGGGGCAATAGGTTTAATGCAAGTATTACCATCAACGGCTATGTCTGAATTCAACACTCCAAAACAAGACTTGTTCGATCCTTATGTAAATGTTACTGTTGGTATAAAATACCTATCTAAACTAAATGAACATTTTGATGACTTAGATGCTACACTTACGGCATATAGTCACGGCCCTACTGTAACAAAAAAATATTCTGATAATTATATTAGTAACAACTTTTATGTCAAACGGGTTCAAAATAATTTAAAATGAATATAGCAACAATAGCTGGACATTTAGCATTTGGGTTAATAGCCTTTTCTTTTTTAGTAAAGGATATTTTATATCTTAGAATCCTTTCAATATTAGCAAGTTTATTTTCAGTATTTTATAATTTTTACATTCCACTTGAACCAATGTGGCTTCCAATAGGGTGGAATCTTGTTTTTGTAGTTGTAAATTTATATCACATAGCAGTTATTATATATGAAAAACGACCAGTACAAATGAGTCCAAAAGAAAAGGAATTATATGAAACAATGTTTCGTGGCTTAACTCCCGTAGAGTTTCTAAAGATTACCAAAGTTGCTGAATGGAAACAGTTTAAAGCACCATTACCAATTATTACACAGGGTAAGCCAGTAAATGATTTAATTCTTATTTACAATGGAATGGTGGATATTTTAGTTAATGATAATAAAGTAGCAGAATTAAAAGATGGTCAGTTTGTAGGCGAGATGTCTTTCCTTACGGAGAAACCAGCAACTGCTACTTGTAGAGTATCACATAATACTGAATGTTTGGTTTGGAAACAAGGGGAGTTTAAAGATTTATTGAAACGAAATCCTTCTTTGTATTTCACAATACAATCACTACTTAGTGAACAAGTTTCAAATAACTTAGTTTCAAGTTCTCAAAAATAATGCTTGACTTAATGGTTATTTGTTTGTATATTATATTGGATACTTAAATAGGTTATCGTTCTCAAAGAATTGAATCTCGATATTTAAGAGGTTCTTGTGGGGCATAGTTCTTTCTTCCTTTCTTCTATGCCCCTTAAATTTAAATAATAATAATAAAATAAGAGGTTAAATATGAAAACTAAAACAATTGATCTTTCTCAATTTGAATTAACAGCAGATGATAAGAGACAAATAAAGTCTATGGATAAACATTCATCATCTACTCCTAATTATAAAGAAAACAAGAGGGTTAATCTTGATTACTTTAATGAAGGTGAATTAGATGATATTGCTGTTGATGATTACTCTGAATGTGATGGTCGTGAAGACTTAAAAACATTAGGTGATATTGGAATGGATGTATATTAAAATTTAAAATCTTAATACTTAAATATAAGTGATTTGATTGATTGGTAGATATTTATGAATATATGGAACACAAAGAAAAAAGCGAAAATAACGAACAAATCATTAAAGTACTATCTTTCATACTGAGTAGGATAGATGATTTAGAAATAGAACAATCAAGACATAAAGAAATGTTTTATAAAGTTCGTAAGAATCTTACAGATGCTAACGATTTAATAAATCAAATACTTGATGTCTTAGAGATAGAAAATCCTGAATTGTATGATAAGACAATTCAACAATTTAAAGATGGTTATTTAAAAGACATGGTTTCGACATTAGATAAACATATTGAAGAGTTGGTTGAGTGGGATGAAGAAGAACTCATTCAACTTTTTAGTCAAATAGTAGGGGACGCTTAATGTATAGTGAGATGATAATCTTTTTAGAAGATTTAAAAAGTTTGTTATTGGATATAGAATTAGATGAAGAAGAAAACGAAATACTTATAGAAGTCATAGATTTAATAGATGATAAAATACTAGATTTAGAGTCATAATTGTTACATTACATAATCACCATTACATTAGGAATTGTTGCCACCTTTTTAGGCGTGGTGACTTTTTATGCATTACGCCGTATCAACACATATGAAAACATAATACTAAACATAAGCAATACTGTAGAATCAATAAAACTTCAACTTAAAGTGATAGACGATAAAGGAACATTTGAATCAGACGATGAAGTTGGTTTCTTCTTTGAAGAAGTAAAACAACTTGGGAAAGACTTAGACAATTTATTCGAAACCGAGGTTGAAGAAAATGAAAAAGAGACGAAAGAAAAGTAAAATATATTTTGGTACACCTGTACATGATGCTATTGTAAGATATAACCACTCTAGTAGTCCATCAGAAAGAAATACAATTTATACTGAAGAAATACATGCAGCATTTCTTAAACTTGCTGAAAATATAATCAATACATTTAAGTTTAGTTATTTTGATTATGGGTTTAGAGATTTACAAGAAGAAGTTGTGTCTAATCTTGTAATAAATATGCACAAGTTTGATGAAACTAAGGGAAGTAAGGCCTTTAGTTATTTTTCTGTAGTAGCTAAAAACTATCTTATCTTAAACAATAATGCTAACTATAAAAAAATGAAAGTTCATGATGATATTAATGTTCTTTATGATCATGGGATGGATGATGAAGTTATAGAAAAAAAACCTTCCGTAGAGATATTTAAAAAGACCATCGATTATTTTGATGAAAACATAGAAAGACTTTTTCCAAAACCACAAGACCGAGAGATTGCAGAATCGATATTGTATCTTTGTAGGAATAAAGACAGTATTGATAACTTTAACAAAAAAGCAATCTATATAATGATTCGTGAAATGACAGATGTTAAAACATCTAAAATAACCCAAGTCACTAATACATTTCGTAAAATATACCCTAAAATCCAAGAAGAAGTTATTAGTAAAGGTCACATAGATAACCTAAGATATACAGGTTCTTTGGTATAATATTATAACCATACTATATTTATATGTATGGAAAACGATATTAAAATATTCGGTGACAAAAACTTCTCGGATTTATCCCAAGAGATATACGAGAATAACAAGTTAAAGAAAACTCAAATCGACTTGTTAATCCAAGAGGTACATGGTTACATACAAGGTATCGAGGATATCGCTATTGTAGGTCCTATTATTAAGGAACTGATGGATGTTGGTATCAAGAATGATGATAACCTTGTTAAACTAGCAACTCTATATCAAAGAATAATGTCCAAACAACCTATTGACGAAAGTGATGTAGGTTTATTATCTGAAGAAGAAAAAGAACAACTTATGGCTTCTCTCGAAGATGTAGCGGAAGACTTACAAAGGAAGAAAGATGATATTGTAGATATGGCTCAAGTAAGAAAAAAGTATGGTAATAGTTAATGTCTAATGTTAGAGAAAATCCATCAAATGTAAATGTAATTGGTAGTCTAAATCAGGACACTACTTTTGGTCCAGAATTTACATTTCATCATGGTCATGTTGAGAAAGTAATATTACAATCAAGTGATTTAGAAACATTTGGTTATCCAATTTATGGTGCACCATCGGATGTGAGTCAACTTATTTTAATAACTCCGACATTTGGTAAACCTGGTTTTGATTTACCATCTCAATATTTAAAAAATATGTTTTTAGCACAACCTTTATTAAGGGGTTTTGCCGACTCGATATCTCGTGGTGACTCTGTAATTTACATTAACATGGGTAGTAAATTTTACTATTTAGGACCAATAAATACTTTAAATAATCCAAATTACAGCCCTGACATTTTATATAATAAAGACTTAAATCCAAGTAGAGTGGTTTTAGATGATAGAAAAGATAATGATGATGGTTACAATATAAATTTTATAAAAAGAGCTATTAATAAAGTAACCAAAATTAAAAACATTATTTTAGATAGGCCGTATGATACTGGTATAGGAGAGGTAGGTTCTGATGCTGAGGTTGAGTCTAATGTGTCAGATTTAACATTAGAGGGTAGGCATGGAAATTCAATTCAACTTGGTTATAGATTCATAAACCCATATAGTATAATTAAAAATAATGTGGGAGTAGTCACAAGTAAAGAAGGTGAAGTGATTGAAAATAATGGCTCTATTATTGGTATGCTGTCACTTGGAACTATAGGTGACTATGTTGATGGTTTTAAGAGACTATCAAGTGATAAAATAGTATTAAAGTCATTAGAAGAAGATCAAGACAAATATAAGGGATATCTTATTGG